CGCTGACTTCGGCCGATACGCTGGTGATCGGCGTGCTGCCCAAAGGCGCATTTGTTCTGTCTGGCGTTGCGACGCTGGAGAAGGCAGAGGGCGCCGCGGGTAACATCGACGTCGGCATCGGCGGCGGAACCGTTGACTTCTGGGTTGATGGTTTTGATCTGAACGCTGCAGTGGGCACCACCGGCGGCTACGCCGACGCGACGGCCTACTACTGCGCGGTGGATACCAACATCCTGCTGACGCTTAACTCCGCCAGCATCGACGTTGCCCGCGTCAAGGTCTCGCTGGCAGTGGTCAACATGGGCGCTGACCTCGGCGTCATCCCGTCGGCCTAACGGTGGGGGCTTCGGCCCCCATCTCCCCCAGAAAGGAGACTGAACATGGGTGTTTATACAGGCATCTCGCAGGACAACGTGCGAATCAACAGCGGCAATGCAACTCTGCAGTCGCTGGTCGTTACCGGATCGGTCGTTGCAGCCGGTGTGGCCATGAACGTGCGTCAGCGGTTTACGATCGCTGAGGTGAATGCTGGGGCTACGCTAGTCCCGGCCGTAACTGGCAAGTCCATTCGCATGGTCGGCGCCAAGGTGATCGCCATTGGCGGTGCCGCTGGTGCAGTGACCACAGTGGACATCATCGGTACCCAGACCACTGCTGCGAAGCTCGTCGCTTTTGCTCAGGCTAACCTGACACGGAGCACGGTGCTCACTGACGGCGGCACAGGCGCGGCCGTCCTCGCGGATGGTGCGTCCTACACTGCCAATGACGTGAGCACGGCCGTCACCGTTGGCAAGACCGGCAGCAGCGTCACGACCGCGACCCACATCGACGTGATCTTCGATTACGTCCTTGTCTAACACGAGTGGAGGCCATCAGGCCTCCACTACCTATAGGGGGATAGCACCGTGCCCACAAATCTTACCAACGAGAAGATCAAGGACAGCTTTCCCCAGCTGCTGCACATCGATGGCGGCCCTGACGCTGCGGAGAAATCCGTCCTAAGTGCGACAGGTACAGCCACGGCGCTGAAGCTCAGCACCGGCTCCGCCTCTGTGGATAACATCCAGCTGAACGGTAACACGATCAGCACGCTCGACACGAACGGGAACCTCGTCCTCGCGCCCAACGGCACGGGCTCAGTGAGCATAGCCAAGGTGGCCATCACCGGCGGCACCATCGCAGGGATCACAGACCTCGCCGTCGCTGACGGCGGCACAGGGGCGTCTGACGCCTCGGGTGCGCGGACCAACCTCGGACTCGGCACTATGGCCACGCAGAACGCCAACGCGGTCGCCATTACAGGCGGCACGCTCTCAGGCGTCACGATCACCGGCAGCTTCTCCGGCCTCACACTGGTCGAGTCGGCGACGCTGGCCACCAGCGCCGCGGCCGCAGGGGTCAACCTTACCGGCAACACGCTGGGTGCCGACGGCACTGACACCGACATCGACGTCAATATCACGCCCAAGGGCACCGGCGAGGTGAACATCACCAATGTCGACATCCTAAGCGGCAAGGTGCCGTTCAGCACGGTCACCGATCGGGCCTTCGCGGCTTTCTCTGACATCACGGATCAGACCGGCAGCACCACGGTGCCCACGGCGATGAAGTTCGGCACAACCGACATAGCCGGCTCCGGCATCACGATGGTTACCGACGGTACAAACCTGACGCGCCTGACGTTCGCCGTAGCTGGCACCTACATGGTGGCACCGAACATGCAGCTGCAGAACACGGACACGTCTGACCATGACATCACGATATGGCTGTCGGTAAACGGCACCAACGTGCCACGCTCCGCTACGCGGATCGTCGTCCCCAAGACCAGCGATGGCGGCGTGGGGTTCTTTCAGATCATGTTCTACCTGACCGTGACCGCGGGACAGTACGCGCAAATCTTCTGGCTCCCTGAGAGCACGCTAGTTACACTCGACCACACTGCCGCAGTCACAGGCCCGCCTGCGATCCCCGCAATCCCGTCTACAGTTCTTTCGGTTGAGAGGATCGCGTAATGGCCAAGACTCCTGCATGGACCCGAAAAGAGGGAAAGGACCCGAAGGGTGGCCTCAATGCGGCCGGCCGGGCGTCCTACAACAAGGCCAACCCGGGTAAGCCCGGGCTGAAGCCGCCGGCCCCGAACCCCAAGACCAAGGAAGACGAGGGTCGCCGGAAGTCGTTTTGCGCCCGCATGTCTGGGATGCCCGGTCCGATGAAGGACGAGAAGGGCAAGCCGACGCGGAAGGCGCTATCCCTCAAAGCATGGAACTGCTGACATGGCCAGCCCCAAGCCCACCAACCCAGCACTCTGGTCCCGTGTGCAGGCGGAGGCTAAGAAAAAGTACGATACGCACCCGAGTGCCTACTCGAACGCGTGGGCTGCCAAGGAGTACAAGAAGCGCGGCGGCGGCTGGAGCGGCCCGGATAACCGGGTGAAGAAATGAGCAAGGGCGGGCTTGGCAAGTGGTTCGGCGAGAAGTGGGTCGACACCAAGACCGGCAAGGAGTGCGGGCGCTCTGGGTCTGAAAAGTCCTCACGCGCCTACCCAGCCTGTCGCCCGGCCGCTGCTGCTGCCAAGATGACCACCGCTGAGAAGCGCACCATGGCGGCCAAGAAGACCGGCCCCGCGCGCAAGTCGTGGCCGGTGTCACCGTCAGGCAAGAGGAAGTGATATGCCAACCAAAGCACAGACAGCCAAAGTTGCCAAAGTCATGGGTGAGTACAAACGCGGCACCCTGCACGGCGGCATTGACCCCAAGGGTCCGAAGAAAGCACCCGTTGTGAAGAACCGGAAACAGGCCATCGCTATCGCTATGAGCGAGGCAGGAATGACCAAAAAAGGGAAGAAGTGATGCAGTATCTTCGTAATAAAAACGACGGGTTCATCTACGAATGGCACCCGGTGCTCGCCAAGAACCCTCTGTGCGAGGAAGTGACCGAGCAGGAAGCGTACCCGGAGCGCTTCATGACGCCGTCCGTGGAGAAGGCCAAGAAGCGCGCGAAGAAGATTGAGCTCGTGGCTGATGACAACCTGACCGAACCGGTGTATAGTTCGGCGGAACTGTCGGCAGACGCATCGAGGAACTTGCCTGAATGACGCCCGCAGATGTCATAACCGAGGCTCGGCGCCTTGTGCAGGACCAGACCGCGCCATATCGCTACAGCGATTCGGTGCTGCTTTCGTACGTCAACCAGACACTGAAGCGTATGGCAATCCTGCGCCCCGATCTCTTTTCTGACATCGTGGACATTGCGACAACGGCCGGCTCCGCGGCACAGGTTCTACCGTCAGACGCGATTCGGCTGATCGACATCTTTCAGATCAAGAACGGCAACGCGGTCACCGAGGTCGACCGCGAGACCATGAACCGGAACTACCCCGGCTGGATGCAGGAGGCGGCCGGGCAACCGGTCAACTTCATGCGCCATGTGAAGAACCCCGACCGCTACTTCCTGTACCCCCGCCCTGCGGCGGGGGTAATTCTTGTCGGTGAGTATGCGAAGACCCCACCGAGCTATGCCCTCGACGCCGCGATTGACGTTCTCACGGACGTCTACTTCCCAGTCTTGGTGGACGGCGTGGTCTACCTCGCTGAGTCGATCGACGACGAGCATGTCCAGTCTGGCCGGGCCAAGCTGTTCTCCGACAGCTTCATGCAGGCACTGGGCGCTGGGCTCCAGAGCCGCAAGATTACCGACACGAAGCAAGCCGGATTCGATAGGGGCGAGGTGATCTGATGCCCACGCGCGCATTTACAGACGTACTACCCAAAGTGCTACCGTCGGTACCCGGCTGCCCGCAGCCTCTGGTCGTCCAGCACATTCGCGACGCGGCGATCCGCGTGTGCGAGCGCACGCTGGCATGGCGCTATGCCCAGCCCAAGTTCCAGCTGCTGCCCGGGGTCTTCGACTACGAGTACCAGAAGCCTGTGGACACCGAAGTTCACGTGGTCTTCCGCATGCTGGTGAATGACAGCCCCCTTGAGGTGCTGACGCTGGAGCAGGCACTGGACGCCTACCCGGAGTGGGCGGACATTTACAGCGGCGAAGACCCGTCAGTGGTGTGGAGCCTTACACCGCCCAGCTACACTGGTTCAGACGTCTACGACGAGACTGAATACAACCCGGGCTCTGCGTTCGTTTTGCCTGATGCTATCGTCGCCGCCGCTGCGCAGCCGCGGTCCATGACGCAGTTGACGCCCGATCGATACCTCGTGCTGCCGCTGCCTGATGGTGAGGACACGTACATGGTACGGATGTTCTACGCGCTCAAGCCGACGCGGACGGCGGCCGGGATGGATCAGACGATCCTGAACGAGTTGGAAGAGCCGATCGTGCACTCCGCGCTGCAGCAGCTTCTCGTCATGCCCGGTGTGGCATGGAGCGACCGCGAGCTTGCGTCCTACCACGCCAAGCAGGCGCTGTTTACGCTCACTGAGCGCAGGGCCCGGGCTAACCTGATGAACACACGCGGCACCGTGACCGTGCGGTTCCCGAATTTCGCGTGAGGGTGTCATGACAGTTAAGCTGAAGAACAACGTCCAGTCGACGCTCCGCACAGAGGTACTGTCGTCGAGCACGACTATCCTCCTGCCCGTTGGTCATGGTGCCCGGTTCCCCACGCTCGGCGCGGGCGAGTACTTCTACGCCACCATCGAGGACGCAGCTGGCAACTACGAGATCGTGCAGGCCACTGCCCGGGTGACGGACACGCTGACCGTAACACGCGGCGCCGAGGGTACGACGGCCCGGACCTTTGCCGCGGGGTCTACCATCGAGATGCGGGTGACTGCCGCCAGCATGGTCGACACGGCCCAAGATGCAGCCGACGCGGTGGGTCTCGGCCAATTCAGTGTTACCGCCTCAGCCGCCGAGCTGAACATCCTCGACGGGGTGACTGCGTCGACCGCAGAGATCAACCTCCTCGACGGGGTGACTGCGTCGACCGCAGAGATCAACCTCCTCGACGGGGTGACTGCATCAACAGCTGAGCTAAACATCCTCGACGGCGTGACATCCACGGCTGCAGAGTTGAACATCCTCGACGGGGTGACTGCGTCGACCGCAGAGATCAACCTCCTCGACGGGGTGACTGCGTCGACCGCAGAGTTGAACTTCACGGACGGCGTAACATCCGCAATTCAGACGCAACTTAACGCAAAACAGGAATCTGATGCTGATCTGACGGCCATTGCTGGGTTGTCTTCAAGCGGCATGATTGCCCGCACGGGCGCCGGGACGGCTGCCGCACGCACGGTGACGGCTGGAACAGGTATTGCAGTCACGAATGGCGATGGCGTGTCAGGCAATCCGACTGTAGCGGCTGATCTTGCATCACAGGCCGAAGCGGAAGCCGGGACGGACAACACCAAGGTCATGACGCCGTTGCGGGTGGCACAGGCAGCACGCCCCGTGCTTGGCACTTCTGTTGTATCCACGTCGGGAACGTCCTTTGATTTTACGGGCATCCCGTCTTGGGCGAAGCGTGTGACGGTGATGATTGCGGGCGTCAGTGCAGGTACGGCTAGCAAGATTGTTCAGATCGGCGCGGGATCGATTACCACAACTGGTTACTCTGGCGGCGGTGGTGCGCTGGCTACTGCTGCATCGGGAAGCACTAGCTCAACCGTTGGCTTCCTTTTCGGCTTGAGCACACTGGCCGCAGATGTGTTGAGTGGCATCATGACCCTTCAAAACATCACTGGCAACACTTGGGTGGCATCCTTTGCTGGTGGATCGCCAACCGGAAATCAGGCGCTAATGGCGGGCGGCTTCATTGCCCTCGGCGGCACGCTTGACCGCCTCCGCATCACCACCACCAACGGCACCGACACGTTTGATGCAGGCACTATCAACATTATGTGGGAGTAACCCATGCCCCTCATCCCGCTTGCCATACCGCCCGGAGTTTACCGCAACGGCACTGACCTGCCTAGCCGCGAAGACCGCGCAAGATGGCGCTGGACTGACAGCGGCCCTCTGACTGTCGCGGAGTAGCCATGGACATTCTTGACGCAGTGATGAAGTGGATTGTCGCACCGGTGGCGGCGTTTGTATGGGTGCTCTACCGCACTCAGCAGGGGCACCAGATCGACATCGCGGTCTTAAAGGCGGTGCACGAGGCCAACAAGGAGGCCCACGACAGGGAGTTCAAGGAAATGCGTGACAGCTTCAAAACCGTCTTTGCCAAGCTTGACACCATAGAACAGGCGCTAAGAAAATGAAAATCTGGGATGCGCGCAGTTTGAAAAACCTGCACGGGGTACACCCTGATCTCCGCCGGGTCATGGACCGGGCGCTGCAGGATGCGCCGTTTGCCTTTGTCGTGACCGAGGGGATGCGCACTCTCGCCCGTCAGCGAGAGCTTGTCAGAATTGGCGCGTCCCGCACACTGGGCAGCCGACACCTCACCGGCCATGCCGTGGACCTTGTGCCCTATGTGGACATCGACAAGGACGGCAAGGTCGAGTTCGAGGAGATGTATGCGTGGCCTCTCTATCACAAGCTCGCGCCCGTCATTAAGGCCGCTGCCGCCACCGAGAAGGTCGCCCTCGTATGGGGCGGAAATTGGGTGAAGTTTCGCGACGGCCCTCATTGGGAACTGGACCGCCGGGTCTATCCGGCAAAGCAGGAGTGACAGACATGGATTCGGCACAAATCGGCGGCATCGTTCGCGCCTTGGCGGCGGCTATAGGCGGTTATTTTGTTGGGCAAGGCATGGTAGACGCGGAAACCGTCACCACCATCGGCGGCGCCGCTGCAACGCTGGCTGTCGCTGCTTGGTCAATCTACGCCAAGCGCAAGGCCGAGTGATGATCTGGCGGGCGCTCCTCTCGGCGCTCCTAGCTCCGTTCGCCCTAGCGGCAAGCTGGTTTGGTGGCAGGAAGTCGGCCCAGACTGACGCCAAGCTGGAAGTGGTCGAGCATAACCTGAAGGTTGTGCGCAAGGCAGGGGAGATCGAGGATGAAGTGGAAGTTCTTAGCCCTGACGCTCTCAGGGTTCGGTCTCGTGTCTGGGTGCGCAAGCCCGACAGATGAGTGCCTATGGACAGAAACGCTATACTACGGCAGCGACAACGTGGTAGACTGGTTGGCAGCGAATGATCCGTCGCTGTTGACGGGAGTAACGTCGCATAACGAGAAGCGATCGGAGTTCTGCAAATGAAGAAACCTGCCCCTAAGTTCACCCCCTGCCCGGGTTGCCCGGCGCCGAAGAAGTGCAGCGCCATGGGCTCGTGCATGAAGAAGGCCACCAAGAAGTGACCACGACTAAGATCGCCGAGTTTAAAGGGACGCTCCCGCGAGTCTCCCCCGAGCTGCTGCCCGGCACTGCGGCCCAGACGGCCGTGGGCGTCAAGCTGTACTCCGGCGATCTTATCCCTACCCCCGTACCAGTGGTTGTCGCAGCGGCCGGTCGCACCGGTGTGCTGCGTACGCTATACGCACTGCGCGACCCGGTGACCGACGCCCTAGAGTGGCTGACGTGGGCGAACGACGTCAACATTGCGACGCCGGCTGCTGATGAGCTGGACGAGCAAAGGTTCTACTATACCGGTGACGGCAAGCCCAAGGTCAGCACCTACGCCCTAGCCACTGCGGGGGCAGTACCGTTCCCTGTAGCCGGTGGCTACTACGACCTCGGCCTGCCGCTCCCGACCGCTACGCCTGCGGCGGTCCCCACGACATTCACTCCCGCGACCTCGGCAAGCGTGGCCCGTGACGGCGGCGGCAACGTCACGTTGGTGACGGGTACTGCGCACAACTTGAAGGACGGCGCTCTGGCCACCGTCTCCGGGTTTGCCTATCGGACCGGCACCTACTCACGCACATTAGCCGTTATCACCGTGACCATCACTGGTCACGGGCTGGTGACGGGCACACGAATTTTTATCGAGTTTACCACCGGCACCGCTACGACCAACTCGTATGTGGTCACGGTCACCGGGGTGGACACGTTTACCCTCCTCGACACTGTGTCTGGGACTACCTCTGGTAATTGCCGCTGGGACATCCGTGATTTCAACATCACGACGACGATGACCGTCATCAACTCGACGACGCTGACCTACTTCTCGTCCGGGGCGCAGGTTGCGGCCACAGCAATCACAGACGGCAAGCTCGACCTTGGCGGGCTGGTGCAGTCGCGATCATATCTGTACACGTGGTACACCCCTTGGGAGGAGGAGTCGATTGGGTCAGAGCCATCGACGGCAATCTTCATCAAGGAAGGCCAGATCGTTACCATCTCCGGGCTGCCTACGGCGCCGCCCGCCGGCTCCAACTTCATCCGCGGCATCCGACTCTACCGCACGCTGGCGGCAACAGCAGACACTGCCGAGGCAGACTACTTCCGACTGGCGACCCTCTGGTTCCCGCAGGCGATTTCTTCCGTTGCCCGCGCCAGCAATACTGTGACGCTCATGTTCTCCGAACCGCACAAGTTCCTCGACGGCGACCGGTTCAAGCTGTCCGGTTGCAGTGACGCAAGCTTCAACATCACCGGTGGCGTGGTGGTGGCGGTCCCTACAAGCCGAACCCTCACGTACGCGCAGACTGCCGCCGACGTGACCACCACGTCCGCTACGGGTACGGTGTACTACGACGTCTCTGAGAACCCGCCGGTCGACCCTGCGCGGTACTGGGGGGATGCGTCCTACGACTTTGTCGACGACTTCAACTACCGCAGTCTGCTGACCATTCTGGAGTCCAGCGAGTTCGACGCTCCGCCAGAGGCTTTGGCTGGGCTGGCCGTCGTCCAGAACAACATCATGGTGGGGTTTGTCGGCAACGACATCTACTTCAGTGAGCCTAGCAAGTTTCACGCATGGCCGAACAAGTACAAGATTTCTCTGGAGTACAACGTCGTCGGCATGGTCGCTCTGGGCAGCGACCTGTTGGTGATGACAGAGGGCTACCCGTATGCAATCTCCGGGTCCGACCCATCAGTGCTTTCGGTCAGCCGCTACTCCACGAACTACCCCTGCCTCAGCGCCAGCAGCATTGTCCAGACCGACGTCGGGGTCATGTATGCGACCCATGAGGGGCTTGCTCTGGCGTCGTTTACCGGCGGAGTGCAGATTGTGACTGCCCCCGCCCACAGCCCAGACACATGGAACCTTGCACTAAACCCGACCACTATCGTAGGCGCGTTCTACGATAGCATGTACTTTGCCTCGCACAGCACCGGGTCGTTCTTCTACCGCCGCAGCCAAGACGGCCAGTCCCCCGGCGACTTCATCAACTTCGCACCGATCTTCACCGCCACGTGGTTCGACCCGCAGGAAGGGTACTTGTACTACATCACCGGCACCAATGGGGACATCGTGCGCTGGGATGACCCCGCGCAGCCCAACACCAACTACACATGGAAGTCCAAGGTGTTCATCTCGCAGGAGCCTTTCAACATGGGCGCTGCGCGAGTGGTCGCGGATTATCAGGGGATCACGATTCCACCTGTGTGGGGCACCTATGACGTGGCATGGATTGCGGCAGACGTCACGTGGGACGTTACTGAACCGCTGGAGTTCAAACTGTTCGCTGACAAGACGCTGGTCACAACTGTAGACCTGTCGAGCAGTGATGTCTTCCGGCTGCCGACAGGGTACAAGACAGACACCTATGAGATAGAAATCACAGGCACAGTTCGGGTACGAGCTGTCCATATGGGTGAAACACCCACATCGCTAAAGAGGTCCTGATGTCACGCTTTACAGGAATACCCAGTCTGCCGCAGGTCGGTGTCGAAGAATGGCAGTCGCGCATCTTGGGGGCCATGAAGCAGAACATCGAGCTGTTGATAGGCACCCGTGGTGAGCAGGATGCCTCTAGCCGTGCAGTACTGAAGTCTGGTATAACAATCACACGCGCGCCCGAACCGACGTTACGTGCAGTATCTGCGGTGGGCTCAGGGTTTACAATAAGCGGTGCGCAGGTGCCGTCGCTATCTGACTATCAGGCACTTGTCAGGGATGTACAGTCCCTGACCAATGACGTCGCCCAGCTTCGGGCTACGGTGAACACGCTGATCTCACAGTTGAGGAGCTAACCATGGCCCGCAGTCCTTCCAGTGGTGGCTACACCAGCGTTCGAGACATGTTTGACGGCGGCGGTGCAGGTCGTCCCGGTGACACGTTCGTGGGTGGCGCACTCTCAGGGACCGCAAATGCGCTAGGGGTGACCCCCCTCGGCAGCCGCCAGACGGCAGGGCTTCGCACACCGACTTCGTCGGACCGCCCGAAGAAACGGCCGGACGTGGTCATGACAGGTGACCGCGATAACCGCCAGTACCTTGACACGACCACTGGGCAGCAGTTCGCCGAGCCTGACTACTCCGCGTTCTCCATCCAAGGGTTGACGTCGTCTGACCCTGCGAACGTCGCGCGCAACCGCTACGGTGCGCAGCAGCAGTACCTGCCCTCGGTCAGCACCGGGTCGCGGAGAGAGGCCCCCGCAGCGGTTGAGGCACCCGCAGCTCCTCTCGACTCCATGGACGCGGGTAACCTCGCTGGCGAGGAGGCGAGCCGCAGGAACGCAGAGCGGTCGCAGGTCCCGACCTACGAGGCTGGTGGGATGGTTGGCCCCGGCGGTGTGCCGCAGCGCCCCTCAACGACGTCCTTGGACCTGCCACCTGCGCTCGCGCGCATGTTGGCCATGCCTGTCCAGTCGTTCGCCATGGGCGGGATGGTTGGCCCCGGTGGGATGCCGCAGCGCCCGATGCAGTCCTACGCAGAAGGTGGGATGGTTGGCCCCGGCGGCGCGCCGCAGCGCCCGATGGCGTCTTCACCGATGGCGATGAATGTCGCCCAGCAAGGCGGGGCCCCTGTTGTGGGTCTGGCCCCCCAAGGCGGGCAGGGCCGTCCGCTTAACTTCGCCGCGATCGACCAGCAGGCGCAGCAGTTCATGCAGCAGAACCCGCAGCAGGTGGAGCAGATCAAGGCAGAGGTGCAGCAGTCCATGGCTTCGGGCGAGGTCGACGCCCAGAGCTTGAACATGTTCGTGCAGGTGGCCACCACGGCCTTGCAGAACCCGGAGATGTGGCCGCAGCTGCGGCAGGTCCTGATCCAGCAGGGCATGCTGGACGCCGAGGATGTCAGCGAGGAGTACGACCAAGGGTTCTTGATCATCCTCTACATCATCGGGAAGACGATGGGTGGTGGGCAGATGACGACCCCCGGCCCGCAGCAAGCGATGCCGATGTCCGCCGGACAGAGCCCGCAGATGTCCATGATCAAGGGCGGTGCGCTGCCTGCCAAGAGTGGGAATCCCGACGGGTCGATCCCGATCAACGCCCACGAGGGTGAGTACGTCATCCCGGCCGATGTCACACGCAGGCTCGGCACGGATCATTTTGACAAGCTTATTGCCAAAGCTCGTGGTACGAACGGCAAAGCCGCCAGCGACAACGGCGACGACGACAGCTACGAAGGAGACATGTGATGGGCTCTCTCTCCAAAATCTGGAAGGGCATCAAGAAGGTCGCTGGCGCCGTGGCCATGATCGCGGCCCCCTTCATCGCAGGTCCCATCGCAGCCATGATTGGTGTGTCAGGCGCACTCGGCACGGCGCTTGTCGGTGCGGGTCTTGGCGGTCTTGGAGCCGGTGCAGCGGGCATTAACCCGCTGGTTGGCGCAGCCCTTGGCGGTCTTGGCGGTTTTGCTGCCGGCGGCGGGGCCGCTGCGGGTGGTGGAGGCGGTGGCCTATTTGGCGGGTTGTTCAGTGGTGCTGCCCCGGGCTCCACGGCATCCATACTCGGCACGACGGGCGCCACAGTTGCCCCGGCCGTGACTGCTACCGCGGCGCCGGCTGCTGCGGGTGGGTTCTTCTCTGGCCTCAATATCGGCAACCTCGCACCACTGGCGATGTCCATGTTCGGCAAGGCCCCGCAGGACCTGACTGCGGTCGAGCGGCAGAACCTGATCGACAACGCACAGACCGCCGCTGTCGAGCGAGGCGTCTTTGACGAGCGTCTGTCCGGTGCCCGGTCGCTGCTGCAACAGGGCGAGGCTCGGCCAGAGCAGGCTTACGCCACGGCCAAGATGGCCACGGAGCGTGGGCTGCGCGACACTGAGCGGAGCGCTGGTCTGGCCGGCCGTCCCGGCCTTCGTGATGCCGAGCGTCGTCGTGCGTCGATCGAGGGCACCCGGATTGGCACAGCCGCAGTCACCGGAGAGCAGGCGCGCGCAGCGCAGACCACAGCCGCCGGCCTCTCCGCACTTCCGACCAGTGTGCCGACGTCTGCCTCCGAGCTCAACAAGACCATCTACGAGGACCTGTACAAGCGCAAGTCCGACTACAGCCGAGACTTGGCCGGTGGCTTCGGCCAGATGTACGGCAACAACGCCTGATAGGAGGCTTCCATGGTACAAGTATTCGGCAACCGCATCCTTGGTGGTATCGGCGCTCCGGGTGGCGGGATGTCCGAAGCCTTCGGCGCCGGTGTGAACACCGCGCTCAACCAGCGCGCATCACGTCAGGCCATGGTCGGCGAGGGGCAGCGGCAGAGCATCCTTGCGCAGGAGCAGGCGTTCAGGATCGAGGACCGCGCAGACGCCAAGAAGCGTCAGGCAGCCGCAGAGGCTGCGGCGGCTACGGCACGAGCAAGGGCAGCGGGGCTGGTCGCCGCGCAGCAACGTATCTTCGGCGCAGCTCCCGGCGGTAGCGGTGTGGCGGGCCTCAATTTGGGTGCCCCCGCTGGCACGGGTCGTGACCGGCAGGGTCCTGCTGCACCTCCGTCTCGCGCTACTGTGCCCACAGCTCCTGTCGCCCCGCGCAACGCGCCTGCGCGTTCGATGGGTGTGGAGGCACCCATCTCAGGTGGGGCCGGTAGGGGCGTAACCGGCGGTGCTGGGGGTGACCAGCTTGCTGGAGTTAGGGCCCCGACTAATCGGTTCGATACCCCGGTTGGACGGCTCCCCGCCGCAGGTGTCAGGGTTTCGCCTACCGTAGCCGGTCGGCCCGACGTTGCGGTCGGGCGACTCCCCGCCGCAGCAGAGCCGGTGTTCTCCAACGCACTTGGTGTTGAGCTGAGCATGGATGGGCAAGGGAAACTATTGATGAACGGTGAGCGGGTGCCTACGAGCGACCCGATGTACGAGATAGCGCTCCAGCAGTACACCAGTCTGCAACAAAACCGCCAGATGCCAGCGGCCCCTGTTGCGCCAGCGGTGTCAGCGGCGCCGAGCGCTGTCGGCGAGCCGGTATTTTCGCAACCGCTCGGCGCCGCACTGGGCGTGGACGAGCGGGGAAACCTGCTGTATAACAACGAGCCGATGCCTACGACTGATCTTCTGTACCCCGCTGCGAGCAGGGAGTACGCAAGGTTGCGGCAGGAGCAGGCGCTCGCAGCCGAGCTGGCTGTTCAGTCAGCGGGCGCGAGCCCTCTGGTCTACGTCGATCCGCTCGGCTATCGCACCGGCGTTGCAGGCGCGCAGCAGGCTCTGCTTGATGCGCAGGCTGCGGTTGGGGCAGCACCGAACGAGTACGCACGTTTCTCTGGTCGGTCCGACGCTCCGGTAGGCAGACTACCTGCAGCACCGACTGTCACCATCCAAGGGCCGAACGGTCCAGTGACTGTGCCTGCCGAGGAGCCAGCTCCGGCCGCAGCACCGGTCGCCGCAGCATCAGCACCAGCAGACTTCACCAGTCCTGCCCAGTTGCGGTTTGGTCCAGACTTGGGTGCACCTACGCGCACATCCGAAGAAGTCATGGTGGATGAGTTCGTCTCATCGATCGGGGTCGACCCTTATGCCCCGCCACCAATTGAGCTGGGGGCACCCGGGCAACCCGGACGTGCCATCACAGACTTGCTCGCGCAGCGCGATCAGCAGGTGCAGTGGGCGCAGGCGCTGCTGGACGCAGAGCAGTACGAAGACGCACAGGCTGTGCAGGACGGGATTGCTTCGATCGACGCCAAGCTGGAGGCGGCGGTGGCACGGCAGGCCATCGAGGAGGCGCGCGACTTTAACGCACCACAGCGTCTGAACGCCATTTGGTCAGAAAGCCGGGCGCGCAACTACGAGTTCGTCCCCGTGGCACCCGGGGTGTACGACGTCTATATCGACGGGCAGCCGCAGTTCTCCGGCGTGCCGATGGACCAGATTACGCAGGACACGTTGGCGATGACTGACCAAGTCTACGCGGAGCGGCAGGCTGCCCTCGCCCAGATAGAGGCTGAGGCTAACGCCAAAGCACGCGGCACGGCTGGGGGTGAGTATCCCTATGACCTGCAAAAGGCGCTCGATGCGGCCGACATCGCCGTCACCCAAGCCGGGCTCATGACGGAGATCGAAGTCGACAGAGACATGAGGATCAAACTCAACGACGTCACCAAGCAGCGGATCGAGGCGGCCCTGCGCACCCAAGGCATACTCCCAGAGCAGGCGCGCGAGTTCAAATACATCGAGACCACTGAGGGCGGCGTACAGATATTTGACGGCGACCGCCTCGTCGTGGAGTACGTGCCGCAAGAGAGCCAACGGCCGGATGGCAGCACGTTTGTCACTCTCGCCCCCGTAAATAAGTAAGGAAGCAGCCATGGCAGACATGTTCACCGCCCGCCCTGTCAGCGCGGCCATGGGTCTGGGCTTGCGAGTACCCTCCGCCGGGTTCAATGCTGACCCTGCTATGCAATCGGGCCTCGGGTCGCTCCGCCCGACCCGGGCTGATACGGCCATGGTTGGCACCGTGGTCCCTCCGTCGCCGGAGCAGTCGATCGGTGGCTTGCGCGCGGGCGCTGCGCAGCAGGTAGAGGGCCTTATGTCGCTGCCGCCGCTGGAACAGCGGGCAACTGCCCGCCCCCCCGCAACGGTCTACTTCAACCAAGCGACGAACGAGATGTTCGCTGGTGATCGTGCGTTCAAGGCGGATGACGCCACATCCGCGCTCCAAGCCGCCCAGCAACCGGGCAACACCACGCGTCCGCAGGGGCAGGGGTGGGCCGCGCTCCCTGAGGGGTCGTTCAACGACTACATCGCGTCGTTCTCCGAGCGGCGGGGCAAAGGCGAGTTGCTGGGTCTGGGTGCCCGGCAACTCGCCGAAGGCACGATCGGCGGCATTGGCACGCTGATGGAGTTTGGCGGGGCCACAGAGGCGGGGCCGGCCGTCCGCGAGTTTGCGCAAGGTGTGTTCGGGCAGGACCAGAACGAGCAACTGCGCGCTGCGTTGATCGCTGAGAACAGCACGCTCATGCAGAAGATCATTGACGGCGCGTGGCAGGCCATCCCGACTATTGCCTCAGTCGTAACGGGAGGGGGACTGGCCGGTCTGGGTGCCCGCGCACTGGGCGCAGGCGCCACAGGTATCCGGGCTGCTGCCACAGCGGGCGGCGCTGGGTCCACGTTCCCTATGCACGTGAGCAGCTACTTTGACGCGGCAGTCCGCAACGGGCTCGACCCCAACGACCCCGAGATCAAGACAGAAATCCTCGGCGGAGCATTCGCGAACACTGCACTTGACGTCCTCGGTATCTCTGCGGCGTCTGGCAAGATCATCTCTCGGGCACTTCGGCAGACCGTCGAGGAGTCGGGCAAGAAGGCGGCGCGCAGTGCGCTGAGGAATGGCCTGACTGGCGCTGCCCTGACTGGCTTTGGCGAGGGGTTGACAGAGACCCTGCAGACGTTGGGCGAGACGGCACTGTTCGATCCCACGGTGCGCGACCAGTGGGCTGCGGGCGACTGGAAGGCGATGGCCCCCTACCTCTCCGAGACCTATGGCGACGACTACCTCGTTGCGGCTGGTGTGGGTGCAGTCCTCGGTGGCGGCATGGGTGGCGTCGCCAACTTCCGTGGAACTCCCGGCCCTGCGGCGCCACAGCCGGAAATAGACCAGACCAAACCCGTCGACCTGAACACCACTGCGACGGGGCAGTCGGCGGAGAAGGAAGCACCTGCGCCTCTCGGCGAAGTGCAGGGACTCGGTCCTGTTGTACCAAACTTGTCCCCCGAAGAAACTGCGCTTGCTGCCGACTGGCAGTCCGATGCCGCGCTCGGTCCTGCGGTCCCCTCGCTTGGTGAGTCTGAACAAGCCTTGGCTGACCAGTGGCGGTCGACCCTTGGTCCCCTGCAGCTTGCTCCCGGCCAGCGCGTGCAGCCTGCCCCGGCTGCCGGCACCCCTATGGGTGCGCTACTACTGCGCCCCGACCAGCGCGTGCAGCCTGCTGCGACTGCTCCACAGCCTCCGCTGGTGCTGCGCCCTAGCGAGCGCGTGGGTGGCGGTCCACTTGTACTAGCTCCTAGTCAGCGCGTGCAGCCTGCTGCGACTACTCCACAGCCTCCGCTGGTGCTGCGCCCTAGCGAGCGCGTGGGTGGCGGTCCACTTGTACTAGCTCCTAGTCAGCGCGTGCAGCCTGCCCCGGCTGCCGGCACCCCTATGGGTCAAGCCCTACTGACCCAGCGTCAGCGGACGGACGTCCCACCCACAGTATCCATGATGGCTCCTGTGGTGGAGGCAAGGCCGGGCGCTTTGTTGCTGCGTGGCAACCAGCGTGCTGTCCCCGCGGCACCACTCCGTGAGGCGCAAGGGCCACTCCGTGAGGCGCAAGGGCCACTCCGTGAGGCGCAAGGGCCACTCCGCGAAGCACAGGGACCGCTCCGTGAGGCGCAAGGGCCGCTCCGTGAGATGCAAGGGCCGAAGCCATTGACCAAGGCTCGGAAGGCAGCAGCTACCAAGAAGCCGACCAAACCAAAGGCCCTGACCAAGGCTCAGCAGACTGCTGTCAAGAAAGCTGCTGTGCGTGAGCGCGTCGCTGGCCTCACAGATGAACAGAACGTATCCCTCATGGATCGCCTTGGGGTGGAGGATATGGCTGGGGTCGATGCTGCTATCGAGGCTAACCCCGATGAAGTATTGAAAGCAGTAGACGAAGTTACGGCTCCGCCGCCTGAAACCACACCACCAGCAAAGAAAACTGCCGCTCCCAAAGAGGCTACGCTCAAAGCGGGGACGACGGAAAAGCCCGCAGCCGCGCCCAAGTCCAAAGGTCCGACAGGGCAGGCGGCACCAGTGGTCACACCCGCACCCGAGGTACAGACCCCCGCTAAGACCGCCGCCCCCGTGGTCGAAACTCGCCGCCCAAACGCCAGCGAGGAGTTCCTCGCGATGGCCGCAGACCGCGATAACGATGGGGCTCTTCGTGCTTACCTCGAAGCCCAAAACAAAGCGCGTGCAGAATGGGACGCCATACCCGAGGGTGAAGCCAAGGACAGCGCCGCCACGAACGCCGAAGAGATGACCTACCTTGAGAAACTGATCCCGGTTGAAGATAAGCTAGGTTGGTTTCGCGCAGCCATCGACACTTACAACATCGACGCACCCGAACCCGAAGCACAGACCACCGCAGAGACCCCTGCGGCCGAGGTAACCGCCAAGGAGCCGACCCGCGTAACCAAGGCGACGTCAGGGTTGGACTTCGACTACTACGTTGTGGAGCTGTCAAATGGGAAGGCCGTCGAGGTCCGCATAAAGGACAAGGTATGGGTGTTTCGCTCCGACGAGTCGCCAATCGAGGGTGACAAGCTGACGGGTAAGACAGTTGGTGCCGCAGTTGCCAAGATGGCGGGCGAGGGCAAACTGCCGGGGGCCACGTCGGTCTTCGCGGAACCGAAACTCAAAGAAAAAAGGCAAACGGTTAGGGATGAGCAGGCAGTACTCGATCAGGAGACCGTAGAGGAACTGGCGGGTATGGAGAAGGACCTCGGCAAAACGGCCGACCCTATGAAGGATGAGCGACTGCAGGCGGCCAAAGACCTGCTGACCATCATCAACGACACCGACATTGTCCTAGACATCCGCGAGCGCGCACAGAAAATCCTCGATAGCGCGGTCACGCCAGAGCAGAAAGCCGTCGCCGAGGCAGCACTTGCTGCGGAGCTGGTCACCGAGCGCGGCACCAAGGAGACTGCCAAGCAGGTCGACATGCCCAAGCCGGTGGCAGACCTGATCGCGCTGATCCGCGCCTACAACTCCGGCGCCGGTGGCGCGTTTAGTCAGGGTGACCGGTTTAGCACGCTAGCCGGTGTGGTCGCCAAGGACCACCCGAACGCCCTCTACGACGGGCGCCCGCTCAAAGCCTACTTCAACGAAAAGTTCCGGCCGACCTTCGGCACCGTCGACGGTGTTCGGCGAATCGTTCCCGCCCCAGTCGCAGGTGCCCCAGCCTCAGGTGTAAATGCCCTCGCCGATTTCAACACCCTCGTGGGCGCAACCGGCTACGACGGCAAGCCCGTCACTCCCATGGCGACCGGTAGGGTGCAGCTTCTGATGCGCAACTTTGCGTCAAAGCTCGCTCGGCCGCCGAAGATGACGGTCGCTCGCAACCAAGCAGACCTCAAAGCCAAGAACCCCGCGCTCTACGCCCGCGCCAAGGCAGCCCGCGGTACGGGCGACTTCGACACCGCTGACGCAATGGGCTATTCCTTCGGTGATGGGGAGGTCATTGTCTTCTCCGATCGCATTGCCACCGAACAGCAGCTGAACTTCGTCCTCGCCCACGAGACTCTGGGCCACTACGGGCTGCGGGCCATCATGCCCGCCAGCAAGTTCGAGGGCGTCATGGATGCTGTGTACAACAGCAACTCGCTCATCAAGGCCAACGTGGATATGACCGTGGCGGTGCGTGGCATGAGCCGCGCTGAGGCCACTGAAGAATACCTCGCGGACTACGCCGCTGTGCTGGACATGTCAGTCCTGCGCCGGGTCGCCGCCGCCATGAAGAACGGGCTAAACGCTCTGGGCTTCAAGTTCAGCGACGACATGGTCCGCCACCTCGTCCGCACCGCACGTCGCTATGTCCGCAACGGTAAGCGGGACAACATGTTCACCGCCAGTGGCGTGTTCCGTGACATCCACGACATCGAGTCCGGAGCCGACAGCCTCGCGACTGGCCGGTTCAAGGAAGGGTTCAGGAGCGACAACTTGCGCACTGACCTGCTTGTGTACGACGTGTTTGGTGGACCTCCCCGGTCCGTGGAGCAGGCAACTGCCGCCATAAAGGAGGCCTCGTCACAGCTGTCAGCGCGGACGGAGAAGTTCGTCAACAAGTTCTTCAGCTTGACCATGTTCCGCGCGCAGGAGAACGCCGGGCTGTCCGCGCTTGTCCGCATTATCATGCGGTCGGGAGAGATCGCGGCTGCGGTCCGTAACCGGGCCGACGAAATCATGCGGTTCGCGCTGAACCGCGAGGTCCGTATCCTTGGCGTGCGCGTCATGGGTGGTATCACCGCGGACGAACAGGTCGCCGCCGGTTATCTGATGTACACCCAGCAGGACAACGCGCGGGGCAAGGTCGACGCTAAGGTTGAGGCCACCCTCAAGAAGTTGCGCGAGGCAAAGAAGCCGACGCGTATGTTCTCCATCATCGACGGCGAGGTGAAGGATAACACTGATGCAATTGAGGCGTACAAAGCCGCAGGGCGGCTGTCGTTGCCAGAAGCCAAAGCCATCCTTGCCGCCGACAGCCGCTACAAAGGCATCGCAGACAAACTGGACAAGGACCATTCCACGTGGAAGGCATACGAAGCAGGCCGCGAAGCCTTCGAGGAGACCGAGCTTGAGTTCGTCAAGGCGCAGTACAAGGCCCTGATCGAGGACAGGGGCAACGCTGAGATGTCCATGCTGGACATGCTGGCTGACCCCGGCCCGGGCAAGGAGAAGGAGCTGCTCCCCCAAGAGAGGGCGATGTTCCGCACTTGGACCGAACTCTACTACGCCCTGTACGCAGGCGGTGCTGTCACGGTGGAGGACAACCTCATCGCCACAGAGACCGGCCGGGGCGAGGCAGAACGGTTTAGCAAGGCCGTGAACGAAGTCATCCTCGCCAAGGGCTTCGACACCAAGAAAGAGGCCGCCGTCCGCAAGTTCTTTACGGGCAAGCGGGTAGACGACTTCATCGGGCAGCTGGTGGATTTCCGCCAGCGCATTACCCGGACCACGGAGAATGAGTTTGCTGCGCAAAACGCAGTCGCTGAGTTTGCTGCTGCAGAGATGTCCTTCACAAGCGCGGAGACGAGCGCCCGCAAGATGCTGGTACAGGGGTACACTCCCATCGTCCGCAAGCAGCAGGGCTTCCAAATCAGGGTCAATGCCTTCGACGCCGAGACTGGCGCGTTCGTGCAAATGGATACTGAACACAAGGGCTTGGCTGTCTACCGCACCGCCGGGTCGGTGGAGGAAGTGACTACGCTCGCCAACCAGATGAATGGGCAGTTCGCCGACACGGAGAACATCCCCGAGGGTGCGACGGACGTGGAGATCGCCACGGTCGACGGCAAACCAGTGCGTACCTACAAGATGAAGGTGCGGGGCAAGGGTGAGATAGACTTCAAGGAGCGGCGTGTCATCATTCGCGCCGAGGCAAGCGCTGCTGTCACGGGTGTGACCACCCCGCTGAACCTGAACATTAACGAGTTCTTGCGCGGGCTGCGCCAGTACGGGCTGAACGTCACACCGACCAAGCTGGAGCAGATCGTCATCGACATGTCGGCGCAGGATGCCAAGGCCCGTAAGCGGCTGGAGCAGACCGGTAACCCCGGCTACCAAGTCGAGGGCGGCGTCACTGCACTGGAAGCCATCGCGCAACACGTTGACGGTCGCGCCTCGCTGATCTCGAAAATCCAGATGCGCCCGCTCATTGACCGGCTGATGAACATCAAGCTTTCGGAGAGCCAGAAGCTGTGGTTCGGCGACAAGCAGAAGCTAGACGCCCTCAAGAAAGCGTATGATGCGGCGGAAGCGGACCCGAATGCGAACGAGGCTGCACGGTTCCTCGCTAAGGCGGAGTACACCGACTACGCCGCCAAGATGAAGCACACGATCACAACCAAGAACGGTGTCGAGGTCAACCTCGGGAACAAGTACCTGTCAGAAGCGCAGGACCTGATGGCATTCGTGAACGGCAACAAGGATGTCAACGAGTCCGACTGGGGGTCGGGCCCAGTCGCATCGTGGTTCCGCCGCTGGATCAGTTCGGTCCAGCTAGGCGGTACGCTGGCTCAGCCAATCATGAACAACGTCGGCCCCTTCACCAACTTCCTCCCGTGGCTCATGTCGTACAACGCGAAGAATGGGTTCGGCGGCGGCGCCGGGTTCAAGAATGCCTACATGCAGTATATTCAAGCCATGTCTGACGTCGGCAGCAGCGGCGGGATGTCGTTCTCCAAACAAGCAGTGGAGATGCACACAGCAGGGTACTGGGACCAAGTCGCCACCGGACTGCGCGAGCACCCGGGCGTCACCAAATTCGAGGCTGAGTTCATCGCCAACGAGACCCGCAACGGTGTGCTGACCCCGGCACAGGCTAACAGCCTGCTGGGCCACTCGCGCAACTACACCACGAACCCTGCCGTCCGGCAGGCGCTGGACAAGTGGATGTTCTTCTACATCTCGTCTGAGCAGGCGACCCGTCGCGCTGCGGCATTGGCTGCATTCCGTGTGCAGGTGACGCGCCAGCTGGATGCAAAGGGGTTGAAGATTGAGAACCTGACCGACGCCCAGCGCCGGACTATATACGCCAAGGCGTCCACCTTTGCCACAGACGGGGTGCGCGTCACGCTAGGCGAGTACGGCGTGGTCAACCGCCCAGCCGCATGGCGCTCAGGCTTCCAGTCGTTCCTCTACATGTACCGGGTGTGGCAGACGACCTCGATCCAGACGTTCAACCGCCTCGACGCGCACGGCAAGGCGGCGTTCCTGATCCCGCTGCTGGCCCTGTCTGGTCTGGCGGGTCTCCCCTTCGCAGAGGACCTTGAGGACGTGCTCGACACGCTCATGCAACGGTTGGGTATGACCACCGGTAGCGTCCGTCTTGAGGCGGCACGGCTGATCGACGAGGTCATGCCGGGGATGTCACCGTACATCCTGAACGGTGCGCTGACCAAGGTCATCGGCGCAGATGTGGCAGGCCGCTTCTCCATGGGTGATTTTGCCCCCGGGACCGCAGCGCTGCTGCCGGGGCAAGACCCCTTCCAGACCTTCAAGGAAGTGGTCGGCCCCGCGTGGGGGTTCCTCGAAGGGACGCTCAAGGGTAGCTCTCAGTTGGTTGCCGCTCCCTTCTCCGAGACAGCCACGGTGGTGGACGCCATGCGGGAGGGGCCTGTCACGCTGCTTCGCGCTCTCGGTGACACGATGGCCTACGCCTCGACCGGAGCAGTCATCGACAAGCGGGGCTATGTCATCGAGGACGACCTCACCACCACCATGCTGGCGATCCGGATTCTTGGCTTCACGCCCGGCTCTGTGGCGGCGCAGTACGAGGTGATCCGTCTGGCCAAGCGCGAGACGAACTACCAGAAACAAGTGGTGGCCAAGTTCAGGACGCAGCTGCTCAAGGCCGAGATGCGCGGCGACCGGGTCACGGCTGCGTCCATCCGGCGCTCCGTCAAAGAGTGGAACGCGGTCGAGAAGGGCACCCTGTTGGAGATCAGAGACTTCGAAAAGAACTACCAGCGCCTCAAGAAGCAGGCACTGATGCCCGCCAAGCAGAGGTTCATGCAGTCCGCTGGTAAGGCCAACCAAGATGCAATCGAGCTCATCGACCAACTGGCATCCTACGACTAGGGCACTGTCCGCAGCTGGCCCAGCGTCATCGCCTCCGGCCGAGCATCCTCGTTCTCCAAGAGGGTGCGGAGTCGGTCGTGGGCGATGTTAATCCCCAGCACATAGGTCTGCGGTAACCTGAGCTCTGGAATACCACGGCCGAGGATGGCCTTCTTGGATGCCGGCGTTGCGTCGATGTTGTCCGTCACAAGGGTGTCGCCGAACTTCTTCCAGTCGCCGCCCCGGCTCGCCATCCACTTGCGCAGGTGCGCCCTGTCGAGCAGCAGGATGCCACGGTCGTTCTTGGCGTTGAGGGTCTTGCGGTAGAGGTCGAAGCGCACGCGCACCTCTGCTCGTGGCAGCCTGAGTGCGTCATAGATGGGCAGGTCACTGCCATCCACGTGTGACACGATGACGGTCGCTGCCCGCATCTCGTTGAGGTACTCACCGAGGAGGTCGAACTCGTCGATCTTGGATGCGCTGATGCTGCGGCGGGTCATGCCGGCCTGCTCCAGTGCGTAGTTTGTGGCGGGGACGTAGTCGTAGGTGACCCACCCACGCTCTGTGGCGACCTTGTTCATCAGATCAGCCAGCACGACCATGACCTCCCAGTACCGCTCCTCCCCGCTGAACCTGACCTTGTACTTCTTCTCGAAGGCAACCATGTGGTCGGCGATCAGCTTCTCAATCGCGGCCGCGCCCAGCTCCACCAGCCACTGCAGGATCAGCAGGCCGACGTGGCCATAGTTGCGGGTCACCGTATCGTAGAACTTGCGCCCCACATCGGTGCTCTTGGTAAAGATGTCCGCGCTCTCCAGCGACAGCTCCAACATCCGCGCCATCTGGGCGTCAGTCTCGAAGGTCGCCGACAGCAGTTTGCCGCTCATGGGGCGGTTGGTGGAGAGGGTCACAGGTGCTGCCCATGTGCGCGGATCACGCTCCTCGACGCGGGCGTTGAGGCGACTCTTGTCCCGGCCCTGCGTCACGCCGTAGATGAAGTCGCCGACCTCCTTGTCGGGCATCATGGTCGTCTCGTCGATGGTCATGGGGAGGTTATTGTAGAACGACAGTCGGGTGAACAGGGCGTTCTGTGTGTACTTGGACTGGAAGTGCAGCTCGACAGGGTTGCCCCACACTGACTGCATCGCCAACTGGGCCAGTGACTTGCCGCTGCCCGTCGGGCCGTAGAGCGAGAGCACGCCGCCCTTGAGCCCGGTGAAGTTGTAGAGGGGGCCCGACATGGACACACCCATGGCGAAGATGTGGGCGTTGAGCCCGGCCAGCTCCATCAGCTTGGTGACCTTGAGCCACTTCTCGTGGGTGCCCTTGGTGCCATACATCCCTGTGCTGACCCGCTGGACTGCCGAGGAGAGGACCACATCCTCCACCACGACTTGCCCGGCTTCGTCCTTCCTGACCTGCTTGTCGCCTATGACGAACAGCGTGTCCTCCTCCTTCCACCCGAGCGAGGTGTAGAGGTTGGTGGTAGTCCGGAGTTTGCGGAGCTCATCCATGTATGCACGCAGCATGTACTGAAACCTTTCGGTCAGACCTTTGAACGGGAGCACGATCCCTTGGTCAGCGATGGCAGTAGGGAACTCCCGGTTCCCGTCGGCGAGGTAGGCTTGGCGGAACTTGATCTCCTGCCACCCCTTGTGCGGCCGCTTCCAGTGGAACCGAACTACCTCGTAGCCCAGAGCCTCGTCCTTGCCGTAGCTCACAGGGTACAGGTCGAAGGGCACGACCTCGATGTCGGTGTCGTCGATGGTCTGGGCAAGGCCGCCGGCCTTGGTGCGCTTGAACCCTTGCGGCAGTGGGACTTCATTGGCGACGACGTCGATGACGTCTGCGGCGGGGCCCTCAGCCTCGGCCATCTTGCGGCCGATCTGACAGGGCGTGGTGATCTTGCCAGCGTAGGGGCACTTCTTGCAGCCGCTCTCGCGCAGGTCCTTGAACTTGGCACAGGTGGTTGGGCCTGTCGCCCGGCCACGCCACTGCTCGATCTTCAGGACAGTCTTGGGGTAGTCGTAGCCCGGGTGCTGGTCTGACCACGCAATGGCAGTACCCTCCGGGTCGTCACAGAATGCGGCGATCCCGAGCAGCGCGTACCAGAACGGCTCCTCCACATCTGTCTGGTTGTTCGCTGCCCACCGGACCTGAGCGCATCCACCAATTATGTTCCCTGCAACAGCAGGCTCGTACTCCGTGCCGGACCCAAGCGATGCCGTGATGCTGGACACGGGCTTGGCCTGCGCAGTGAGCCCCCGCTTGACGGGGACCTTGTGCATGAACTGGGCCAGAGCCGACCGCATGCTGCCGGGAGTGTTGTCTGGCGCGTCCTTGATGAGCGCTACCTCGGCCCCATTCTTCGGGTTGTGAGTGCCCACGGGGCGCAGGACCCGGGCGCTGTCCGCTGTGACAGCCGCGTCGATCTGGAAGTCGTGGTGCTTGGCGCACTCCTTGAGCGCATCAGCCAGAGGCTGCCAGTCTGTAGGCGCAAGCGCCTCGGTCAGTGGCCAGTACACGTGCAGACCACGGCCTGAATTGACGATCATGGGGGGAGGCAGGCCACTGGCCTTGAGGAAAACCTTGAGGGCCTTGGCACCCTCGCGCTGGTCAGCGAAGGGCTTGTCCTCGCCGCAGTCGATGTCGATGAATAGAGACTTGGTCAGCTCGACGTTGGCCTGTTTGCGGTTGCCCGCTTCGACGAACGAGGACATTGCGTAGTAGACGTTCCCACCTGCGATGTCGATCCGGATGACGGCGTTGGCCAGCGCGTCTATGGTTTCATACGATTTCTGTGCGCGTCTGTCTGGATTTATGACCGTGGCGACATAGTAACCGGTGTCCGGAAGGACCCGGCCGAAGAACTCTGTTGTGTCCATTTCCCTACCCTGCTCGGTTGAATGGGGGCCCGAGCCCCCATCCCTACACTACCCGGATCAGTTTTTGTAGCTCAATGAGCCGATCGTCCTGACCCATTGCCACGACGGCGGGCGTCGGCCACGCGTGTTCCACCATAACACGCAGTAGGTCCTTCAGAATAGCCCGCGTCTTGGTGACGGTCCGCTCAGCTGGATGCCCCACACTTTTCCAGTTGTAGTAGGTTACCCGGGATACCCCGAGTAACCTTGCCATCTGAGTATGCGTGAGGAGCATGTGCCTACGGAGCGCGTCGATCTTCTCGAACGTAACTCCCTTGGGCTCAGTCGTCGGCATCCATATCCTCCATCAAGGACGCGATCTCGTCCGCCAGAGATGCTGCCCCCTTCTCCACCTTGGGTGCTGCTGCAGCGGGCTTGGCGGCGGGCTTGGCGGCTGCCTTCGGCTTGGGTGCCGGGGCTTCTGCCTTCTCTGCTGCAGCCGGTGCTGCCTTGGCACCGAACCCACGCTTGGGTGCAGGCGCTTCTTCCGGCTCCGGCTCCGGCTCTGGTGGGGGCGCGACCTTGGCGGCGGCCTTCGGGGCTGCCTTCGCCTTGGGTGCCGGGGCTTCCTCCTCGGCAGCAGCTGCCACCTTCTCGCCCGTGATCTCCATCACCTTGTCCGACCCGAACAGTTCTTCCACTGCTGCGTACTCGTCCGCCTCAAGGAAGCCGCCGAACTTGAACGCAAGCTTGGGGAAGCTGGCATCAGTGTCAAAGGTCACGACAGTCTTGACCGCCTCAACCGGGATGCCACGGACCGACAACTCCTTCTGGTAGGATGCCAGACCCTTGAGCGCAGCAGGGGTGATCTGCAGCAGGTACACCGGCCCGGTCGGGTCGTTCGAGGCGACGACAGCCAGACGCTTCTGGTCAGCGCAGGCTTTGATCTGCTGGCCCATCGGCGTGATCTTGGAACCCCAAGCGTTCATGGGGCAGCCGGCGCAGGTGTCGTTCTGGGGGCCGGTGCTGTCGGCCGCAGGTCGCACGCCATCCAAGGAGTAGCAGTCGGGCGAAGCGGGCTCAGCATCGGGAGTCCACTGCTTTGCGTAGTACGTCTTTGATAGACGGGGGTTGGCACCCACGACGACGACCGACAGCTTGGTGTCTTCGAGCACGGTCTCCGTCCCGCCTTCGACGATGCGGAAGCGTGAGCCCTTGATGGAGATGCGCGGGTACTCCGCGCCGCCTCCCAGCCCGCCGGCCAGAGCAGCCGACAGAGCAGAGGGTTGACCTACCAGACGTGCAAGGTGGGCCGGGATTTGGATATTGGTTGGTACGATGTTGCTCATGGTTTCCTCTCTGAGCGTTACTTGGTGAGACGAACCGTCGCCAACTCGGCGACGATCAGGGGCCCGAGGTCTTCGATGGTAGCAGCATAGACTGCGTCCACCTTGTCCGGGCCATTTGGGTTGTAGGTACGACGACAGATCAGGAAGCCATTACGCACTGGTACTACGCTGACTGCAGTTGGATTACTGTAATCGGACATCTGATCCAGCAGGTTGCCCCGGCTGATGGCAGCCTCGCCATTCGCGGCGGGCACAGCATCCAGCCAGCGCCGTACGATCTTGCGCAGCCAGTTCATTCGCCATCTCCTGACGCCTTGCGGACGTTAATCCCGATCTTGCTGCCGTAGGTGATGCCCGGCGGGACGTCACCAGTCTCATCCATGTGTGCCCGGACCGCGGTCTTGGACACACGCTTCTCCAGCATGTCGAACGCGTCGTTCTCCTTGATGAACGCGAGCACAGCATCCCAGTCAGCGACGTTGGCGAAGTCCGTGGTGGTCACGAACGCAGTGCCGGCGGTGGTCTTGAAGGATGTCACGCCATCCTCGCCAGCCTTCTGCATCAGCCACGACTCCAGCATGGTCATCTTGGCCTTGATGTCCGCGACCCTGTCCTTGGTCTCGTTCTCTACAGCCTCCTTCTTCCTCCGAAGTTTGAGGTAAGTCTCCACCACCTGCTCGACCGTGAAGCTCATTCCAGCCTCCATACCCGGACGCCAGTCTGGTCGCCCTTCTCCGCCTTGGACGTCACGAACCGGCCGCCGTAGCGCGTGTTCGCCCGCTTGCACAGTGCGGACATCTGTGTGGTGTCCTTGTTGGCGACGAAGAAGCTGTCGCCCTTCTCCAACTGGTCAAACGGGTACTTCCACCGCACGTTCTTCTGCGGCAGCGGTACATCCTTCTCGATCTCAAACGACATGTCAGTCCTTTCCCATCTGGGCTATCAGGTCCAGCAGCACACCCTGTAGCTTCTGCTTGTTCTGCAGTCGCTCATAGATGCGGTGCTCTACCTCGGTTGCTTCTATATGAACTACGTTCGACACATGTCTCTTACCGATGCGTTCGACGCGGCCATTCGCTTGAACATACTGTTCGTTACTGGTTATAGGTCCGTACCATACAACAGTTGACGCTGCTGTCAAGGTCAATCCATGCGCCATTGTTGCGGGATGTGCGATAAGTATGCGCGGGTCACGCGCGTTCTGAAAGTTGTGGAAGATGTCGTTGCGCTTGGCCGATGACACCTCACCGTTGACGACAGCCACGGTCCAATGCTTGGACAGCTCGCGCTCCAGCATGCGCAGCGTGCCGGTCAGCGGGACGAACAGGATGACCTTCTCCCCCGCCTCCTCGATGACCTCCTTGACCGCGTTGATGCGTGGCGCGCAGTCCAGCTCCAGCCTCTCCCCGTGCTCGCCGTAGGCCACGCCCAGTGCGATCTGAATGAGCTTCTGCGCCTTGACCGCCTCGTTGACCGCCGTGATCGTCCCGCCCGCCACCTCGGTGACAAGCTGCTTGACCATCTGCTTGTAGTGCTTGGTCTGCTCCGCGGTCATCTCCACTTTGCGGGTCTGGATGATGGTGTCAGGCAGGTCCAGACAGTCCTCCCGGGTGAAGCGGATGGATGGCTGGAGCACGTGCTTCACAATGTCCACGCTGTCCGGGCGGGGCACAAACTTCCACTGGCCGATCTTGGTCATGACCTGCTCCCTGAAACCTGTGTAGCTCTTGGACATGTGCGGGCTGTTGACCAGCTTGGCCAGTGCCCATGCGTCCGTCGGCTCGTTGGGGGTGGGGGTACCAGTCATCAGCCACAGGTTCAGGTCGGGCTGCACCTGCAGCCAGCGGTAGAACTGCTTGAACCGCC